GGAGAATACACTGACCTAATTGGCAAACCTACATTATTCTCTGGTGCATATAATGACCTAACAGGCAAACCAACACTAGGCACTGCTGCTGCAACTGCTACAACCGATTATGCTACTGCTGCACAAGGTACACTTGCCACTAACGCAGCACCATTAGCATCTCCTGGATTAACTGGCACTCCAACAGCACCAACTGCTACTCAAGCAACTAACACAACACAGGTTGCTACCACAGCATTTGTACAGTCTAACTTGACTGCTGCATTACTCAGAACTGCTCTTGGTATTGTATCGGCAGTTAACGATGCTGGCTCTGGTCTCGCATCAGGTGAAATGTACTTTAATACTACTTCTAATACTTACGTACTTGTAGCATAATGGCAACTCCTACCTCGAAAGCAACTCTTAAAGAATACTGTCTTCGTAGACTGGGTAAACCAGTCTTGGAGATCAACGTGTCTGACGATCAAGTCGATGATGCGATTGATTATACCTTACAGAAGTTTCAACAGTATCACTATGATGGTGCTGAGCGTTGCTATCTAAAACACAAGGTTACACAAGACGTTATCGATAGAGCTGCAACTAATACATCTACTACTTCTAAAGCAGGTAATGATACATGGGAAGAAGGTAATGGTTATATAGAAATTCCAGATCATATCTTATCGATTGAGGGAATATTTTCTTTCACAGATAAGGGCACATCAAACATGTTTGATATTAGATATCAGATGCGTTTGAATGACTTGTATGATTTTACATCTACACAGTTTTATCATTACTATATGATACAACAACACCTTTCTACTATTGACTTTTTGTTAGAAGGTATTAAACCAGTAAGATATCATTCAGTACAAGATAGATTATATTTAGATTTTGACTGGGTAGCTGATGCACACTTAGATGCATATATTGTTATCAAAGCATGGAGAGCATTAGATCCGACAACATGGACAGAAATATATAATCAGATGTGGGTTAAAGATTATGCCTCTGCTAAAATTAAAAAGCAGTGGGGACAGAATCTAACTAAATTCCAAGGAGTGCAGATGCCAGGTGGTATCACTCTTAACGGCGAAATGATTTTCAATGACGCTGTAGAAGAGTTGAAGAATCTAGACGAGCAACTACGCACCACTTGGGAAACACCACCTCTAGACATGATCGGATAACATGGCTACTAATACCTATTTCACACAAGGGACTACTGGCGAGCAAGATCTTGTTGGATCACTTGTAGTAGAGCAGATCAAGATGTTTGGTAAGGATGTATATTACATCCCTAGGACTCTTGTGAAAAGTGATGATACTTTTGGTGAGGATACCTTAAGTAAATTTACAGGTGCATTTTTATTAGAAGCATATATTGAAGATGCCTCAGGATTCCGTGGCGACGGAGATATGTTTAGTAAGTTTGGTGTAAGAATATCTGACCAAGTTACTTTCATAGTTTCACGCACAAGATTTACAGAAGCAGTAGATGATAACGCACAATTAATTGTAGAAGGTAGACCTAATGAAGGTGATCTAATTCATTTTCCTTTGGCAAATAAAACTTTTGAAATACAATTTGTAGAGCACGAAGTCCCATTCTATCAATTAGGTAAAGTGCATGTATGGGGTTTGCGTTGTGAGTTATTCGAGTACAGCGACGAGGATATCGAGACTGGTGTTGCTGCTGTTGATCAGATTGAAGTTGACTTCTCTGTTGCAGTTACAGTCAACTTTGCAACAGGTGGCAGTGGTGACTTTACAGTTGGAGAAGTAGTTGCAGGTGGCACATCAAATGTTACAGCAGAAGTTAAGTCTTGGGATTCCACAACTAGACAACTTCAAGTCTATAACAGATCAGGTATATTTACGATTCCCGAAACGGTTACTGGCCAAACCTCTGGAGCTGCCTGGACTTCTGCATCATACAATACACTAAATAATACAAGCAGTGAATTCGATCAAAACTCTGCGTTTGAAACTAATGCTGATGGTATCCTAGACTTTAGTGAGGGCAACCCATTTGGTGAATTCGGTAATAAAGGGAGCAGTCTTTAAATGTTAGGCACATATTCATATCACGAGATTTTTAAGAAAACAGTTATCGGTTTCGGTACTCTGTTTAATAACATAGAGCTCAGACGCACGTCTGGATCTAAGACTGAGGTCATGAAAGTGCCTCTTGCTTATGGTCCTAAACAAAAGTTTCTTGCTCGTTTAGCACAAGTAGGAGATCTATCCACAAAAGACAGGACACAGATTACTCTTCCTAGAGTATCTTTTGAGATAGGAGCAATACAATACGATTCTACAAGAAAATTATCACCTACTTCATACATAAGACATACAACAGGAGATACGACCAACAAAGGTTTTATGCCAATTCCTTATAATGTTAACTTTGAGTTGGCAATCCTATCAAAGAATCAAGATGATGCTCTGCAGATTCTTGAGCAAATACTACCACACTTCCAACCTAGTTTTAGTATCACTATGAATTTAGTTGCTGAGCTGGGAGAGAAAAGAGATTATCCAGTCACATTATTGAGTGTTGACTATGATGATCAATACGAAGGTGACTACGATACACGTCGCACATTGATATATACGTTACAGTTTGTCGCAAAGACTTACCTGTACGGACCTGTCACTGACAAAACTGGTGAGCTCATCACTAAGGCGATCGTTGATTATGCAACCGATGCTAAGGTTACCGCTCCTAGAGAGGTGCGTTACACAGTTACACCTGATCCTGCTAACGCAGATCCAGATGATAACTTCGGATTTAATGAAATTTACAGTGAGTTTACTGATGCCAAGTCACGAAACCCAACCACAGGAACAGACGAGTAAGTTTGACGGTATATCTGATGCCATGGAAGTGGAGACAGATATAGTGCCGACTGAAAAGATTGTTAAACCAGAGGTTGTAGAGACCTCAACTAAGCATCAGCTCAAAAAAGATTATGAATATACTCGTGGTAATCTATATTCTCTGATCGAGAAAGGTCAAGAGGCAGTAGATGGTATATTAGAATTAGCACAAGAGTCTGATCAACCTCGTGCATTTGAGGTTGCAGGTCAGTTGATTAAACATGTAGGAGACGTTGCTGACAAGTTAGTAGACCTACAAAAGAAAGTAGCTGACATAGAGAAACCATCAAAGCAAGAGGTCAACACCACAAACAATACCATGTTTGTAGGTAGCACAGCAGATCTCGCCAAGTTTCTAAAGCAGCAACGAGATAAATAGAAAGTATAGGAGAATCTTTTACCCATGTCAGTATTAAATGTAATTGACACCCAAACAGTATCAGGTAGTGGCACCAGCTACATCGTGGTGAAATCTGGTGTCTTGAGATGTGTAGCAACATCTGCCTCATCTATCTCAATAGATGGAGGACCTGCTATTACTTTGGTTGCCAATGAAGCATTGCTAGTTTCATGTGGTAAAGCAAAGAATGCAAAGATCGCAGCAGCGACTGATGCAGCAGCTATGGTAGTTACCGCTGAGGGATACTCAGGCGGTGGACGTCATCCATTCAGTGTTGGTGATTTTATTCAAACTGTTGATGGTGGTGACACCGATGGATTTACTTCTGACTTCGAGACTGCAGCATCTGCAGGTAAGAAAGTTACAGCAGTAACAGGATCCACAATTACAACAGACTATGATTCATCAGCAGCAAGTGGCGACTATGCTCTTTCAGCAGCAGACGCAACTGCAGGAAACATTCCACAAATTCAAAGAAGTGTCAAACTCGTCGCAGGATCTGCCAACGTTGTTGTTGAGCAAGTCCAAATCGTCGGAGGCTAACACATGCCCGCCGTCTCAAAAAAACAACAAAGGTTCTTCGGGATGGTTAGAGCGGCTCAAAAGGGTGAAGCGAAAGCTCCCTCACCTGAGGTTTCCCGAGTTGCTTCCAGCATAAAAAAGAAAGATGCTAAAGATTTTGCATCCACTAAACACAAAGGTTTACCAATGAAGAAAAAGGGTCTATCAGAAGAAGGCTACGATCGCATGAGAGATGCTGCTCTGGAGAAAGGCACTTGGAAAGGTGGTGGTGGACAACCTTCTACAGGTGGAGCAAAGAAAACCAAAGGTAAAACTGCACTTCAAAAAGAGACAGAGAAGAAATATGGTAAGGGCAAGTCTGCAATAGACATAGTAAAGAAAAACATCACTGACAAATATGGAAAAGGTGCCATTATGAAAACAAAAAATGAAGGTACATCATACGGTATCTACAAAGGTGATGGTAAACCAAAAGGTGCTATGTCTGCATTTAGTAAAGACAAGAAAGAAAATCCTTATTCACTTAAGAATAAGTTAAAGATGGTAATCAAAGGTGCTGCTGAGAAGAATAGAAAAAAAGCAGGTGTGACAAGCGAAGCTGTATATACAGGACCTGATAAGAAAGACAGAGCAGTTATCAAGAAGATGGATAATAAAGACTTTGCTAAGAAAGCAGCAGAGTATGAAAAGAATATGGATCCTAAGAAGCGTCAAGCACTTAAGGATAAAGCAACTAAGGGTATGAAGTTTACTCACGAAGAAGCAGTGAGTGAAGCAAAGTATGAGGCAGGTGCATCTGACTATGGTAAAGCATCTATCAGAAACAAAAGAGCATTTGGTAAAGGTGGCAATGCTGCTGATCCAAAAGAAAGAGGTGGTGCTAAAATGCTAAGACATGATTCACACACCAAAAGAAGAGGAGTGAAGAAAAATAATAAGTATGGTGCAACAAACAAACCTCCTGTTGATGGTGCTCCTAGCGATGAGTTTAAAAAAGACAGGTATGCTTCTATGCGTACAGAAGCAAAGGTTGACATGAAGACCCCAGACTATAAGAGAGCAACCGTTAGAGATAAGAGATATGGTAATCCACATGGATCACTTGAGCTAGGTGGTGGTATCAGAAAAGATAGAAGAGCAGATCACGAAGCAAAGCGTGGTGTAAAAACTAAGGGAGTGAAAGAGGAGAAGAGTTATTACATAGACAAGGAAGCAGAAAAAAGAGGAAGAGCAAAAGAAGCTCGTCAAGCAGCAAACAAATATGCAGCAAAAGAAAGAGCAGCAGCAAAAAGAAGAGCAGAAAGAAATTCACTTAGAAGACAGGGAAAGACTGGTGCACAAGGAAAGTATTATGTAACCAAACACATGGAGAGAGAAGGTGTTGAACCAGTAGTATATTGGTCAAGCAAAGCACTAGATCAGTTAGAAAAAATAAATGAAAGACAAAAAGACAGTGATGGTCAAAGGTTAAGTCAAGAACGTGGTCGTTCTAACTATGGTAAAGCATCTGTTAGAAACATGAGAGCAACAGGTACAGGTGGTAATGCTGCTGATCCTGCTGAAAGACTTGTAGCAATGGACGCAAGACATAAAGCACATAAAGAAAAACGTGGTGTAAAAAAGGAAGATAAAGCATATGGTAAACGTGCAGTATTAAAGATGCTCATTAAGTCAGTAGCTGAAAGGGAAAGAAAAAAGGCAGGTGTTACTAAAGAAGGAACATCTTATGGTATCTTTAAAGGTGATGGCAAACCAAAAGGTGTATACGATCTCAGTAAGAAAAAGAAAGATAAGAAGAAAGAAGTAAAGGAAGCAAAGTCTGCAGCATGGCAGAGGAAAGAAGGTAAGAACAAAGAAGGTGGTTTAAACGAGAAGGGACGTAAGTCTTATGAACGTGAGAATCCTGGTTCAGATCTCAAAGCACCTGTAACACATAAAGCAAAAGCAGGTACTAAAGCAGGTAACAGACAGAAACAATTTTGTGCACGTATGAGTGGTGTTGAAGGTCCGATGAAAGATGAGAAGGGTCGTCCAACACGTAAAGCATTAGCACTTAAGAAATGGAAATGTGGAACCTCTGAAGATTGGAAACCATTCGGTAAATTTATTATAGATAGTGTACAATCTAAGGAAAGTTTTTATGGTAGTCAGGAAAAGGTTTCAGAAAAAGTCAACCAAGAAGTTGACCAAACAGAAACACTTACTGCTGAAGCAACCAGATACGATAAAGAAAAAGGAACTACCGTAAAGGGTGGAACTAAAAAACCAACTTCTCCTAAGACAAAAGATGCAGCATTAGACTTTGTAAAAGCAAAGTATGCAGGTCAGATAATGAGGAGTGGTAGTAACCAAGCAAAGAAGGTCAAGGGTGCTAAGTCTACTGCTGGTACTAATAAGTACAAAGATGCAGCAGACAAGAAGAAAGCAACCGCATCTGATGCTAAGAAACGTGGGTTCAAGTCTACACAAAATTACGTAGACACTATGGCACGTTATGGTGGAAAGAAAAATTATGATAAGGGTCGCGGTTTAGGAACTTAGGTGCTATAATAAAGATATGAATATCCTACCTGACGAATTTAATCCAGTTATACTTCAAGAGAAGTATGGTGACACCTTTGATGACGAGAAATATAGGGCTGCGGGTAGAAAGAAAGAGGCAGAACTAAAGAAAAAGAATCAGATCATGAAACATGGTAAGAAAAAATACCGTGAGATAGTTGCTGCAGGTAAAAAAGCAAAGGAAAAAGTTAAAGATCCTAGAGGAATTAAGTTCAAAGATAAGAAGGGTGAAGGTTATATGAAGGGTGGTAAAAAGACATACGCTTAGTCGTCTATATAGTGAGACGATATTAAAAAGATTATGTTAAGCTTTCTACTACCATTCGCTGCAAAAATTGTAGGTGACGCAGTGAACAAGATACCTGATGACGCAGAATTAGGTGAAAAACTAATAGATATATGCCTACTTGTACTAGAAAAAGCAGTCAAACTTACAAAAACTACTGCTGACGATAAACTACTAGAGACAGTTAAAGCTTCTCTTCAAACACGTAGCTAAAAGAAGGGTTTTAAACCCTCTTTTTTTATAAATAATTCGTAGATAGGAACAATCTAGGAGTACTGAAAATGGCACTATATGGTGTAACTGATGCGGACGAAGCAAAACCGAAGTGGGCGGTGAGAGGAACGGGTGTAGACCCTCAAAATATTTTCGCAACCGACCAAGGTTGGGTATTGCGTCACTATAAAAACTCAGCAAAAACTGCATTCTGGGACGAGATTCTTGTCGCAGTTGATGGTCTTGTTGGAGCAGGTTCAAGAGGAACTAATACACTAGGTAGTGCAGACATTACTGCAGTATTCTTTGAGGAGTCAACTTACGCAGCAAGTGCAACTGGAACAGTTGTTGTTATATACAACGAACTAGTTGATGTAACTAATGGTGCTACTCTTGTAGTTACTAACACTACAGATAGTGCATCTATTACTGCTACTGCTGCTGCACAGACAGACGTAAACCGTGTTGAATTTACATTCACATGTGCTGCTGCAAGTAAGGTACATACTATTGGTGCTCAGACAATTTCTGGAACAATCGTTGATGCAAATACATCAACAGCATCTGATAAGGTATTCGTATTAGGAGACACTATCGGAGCAGGTGGTTCTGGTTCTACCAAGACAATTACTACAACATAATAAATGAAATTTGACGAACTGAATGAGGAAACTTACATTCTGTTCGCCATAAAGCATTATGAGAATCCTCACTGTGTTACACGTGAGGATTTTGATGAAGACATGAAACGTTTTAAGTATCTTAAAAGACTCTTGAAACGATATGTGAGGGGTGGTCCATTGAGGACTCACCTTATTATTAACCATCTTATCATCTTATATAATGTATTTGGCGAAGCAGCCACTCCTTTGATATTTTATAGGTTAGAAAGAGAGTATTGGTCTATCTTAAAAACTATACTAATCTATTTGAATAAATACCCTATGAACATGCTTCCAGAATTGGAAGTAGATGAGGACATAAACGACGAACTTAATAAGATATGAACGAAGAAATGATGACAACTGGTTCTACGCCTGGTGCGGCTGGATTTTCTGGCAAAGCAAATGCGAAAGGTCCTGTAGCGGGATTTGATCCTGTCATGAAGTTCAGAGACAAAGTTCAAAAACGTAAAAACAAACTCAAAGAGGACAACGAAATCGATAGACCCATTGAAATGAATAGAGTACAACCGTTTGGTCGTTCAAGATTATTCCAATATAAAGTTACTATACCACAGGTCGGTGAAACTATAATATTTGCAAACTCACCCGCAGAACTGACACAAAAATTACGTGTTCTTATAAACCCTCGATACAGAGGTGATATAAAGGTTGAACGTATAATGCCAGCCAATGCTGCTAAGTTCTTTATGGACAAGCGTATGGCTCACATGAAGAATATAGACACTAATGCTAAAGCAAACTCTCGTCTATATGCCACAGAAGAATTAGAACAGAAATTTAAGAACCAACAAGCACAAGCAAAGGTTGCTATTGAGAAGAAGAAAGTTAATCTCAAGAAACAGCAACTACAAAAGCAACTGCAAATGAAAACACAGAGTTTAAAAAAGCAAGCGAGAGCAGGATCGGAGCAAGACGAGACGAGATAAATGACTGAGCAGAATATAAATGCTGCCATAATAGAAAGACTCGAAAGAGTTGTAGATTCATTGTCTGAAAATTCTCAGAAGATGGGTCAACTTCTTGCTGTACACAATGAGAAATTAGATAATCAAGATAAAGTCGATGAGGTTTTATTTGAAAAGTTAGATAATTTAAACAGAGATTTTAACAGAGAGACAAATGCAATTAAGAAAGGTTGCGAGAGGGATATACGCAAGGTTGATGACCGCCTTAGAGTCATGGAAAAGAAAATGTGGTCTATTTTTGGTGGTCTTGCTATTGTATCTTTCATGGTGTCTGCTCCAGGACAAGTCCTCCTTGAAAACTTGACAAATAAATCTAATACAAGTATGATAAGCGGACAGATAGTTCGTTCGATTGACTGAATTTGTTGACGCACATTACGTAAACCTACTTTCTCACAGACTAGACAAGTTTGTTAGGAAGAAACAAGACTTATATAACTTTCGTTGCCCTTACTGTGGAGATTCACAGAAGCATAAGAACAAGGCACGAGGTTATTTTTTTCGTCTTAAAACAGATTTGGTATACAAGTGTCACAACTGTGGTGTAGGTAGAACGTTACCCAATTTTTTAAAAGATAACGCTCAAGATCTCTATGATGAATACATCTTAGAAAGATACAAGAGTGGGACTAGTGGGAAAGGATCCTTTGTTCCTAAACCATCATTTAATAAACCAGTCTTTAAGAAAAAGGAAGACCTTGAAAGTATTGCGGATCTAAATAATTCGCACCCTGCCGTAAAGTATCTTGTCTCTAGACAAATTCCTAAAAAATATTGGTCCGAGCTCTTCTATACAGAAGAGTTCTGTACTTGGGTTAACAAAACGAAACCATCGTTTACAGAAATCAAGAACGACCACCCCAGAATCATTATCCCGTTCATTAAAGCAAACGCAAAAAAAGATGGAGGATATAATGAAGGATGGTTCGGATTTCAAGGACGATCACTCAACCCCAAAGACCAACTAAGATATATTACTATCATGTTGGATGAGAATGAATCAAAAGTTTATGGACTTCACAGAATAAATCCACATGAAAAAGTTTACATCGTCGAAGGACCCTTCGACTCCCTCTTCTTGGAAAACACGGTTGCTATGGCTGGGTCCGACGTTGATCCTCGGACGTATAATTGGAGCAATTATATTTGGGTTTATGATAACGAACCTCGTAACAGAGAAATCGTTAAAAGAATCGACAAGACCATTGGTAGAGGAGATAAGGTAGTTATTTGGCCACGAAATTTACAACAAAAGGACATCAATGACATGCATTTAGCTGGACATAACGTTCAGTCTCTGGTAGAATCTAATACATACTCAGGGCTTGAAGCAAAGATTAAATTAACTGAATGGAAAAAGGTATGACAAACGTAGTTAAAAGAAACGGTGAGTCTACACCGCTAGACTTAGAAAGAGTACACCATATAGTTGAACATGCTTGCAAGGGTCTTGCAGGTGTATCAGAATCTCAGGTAGAGATGAACTCTGGTATTCAATTCTTCGATGGTATAAAGACAGAAGACATCCAAGAAATTCTTATCCGTTCTGCTAATGACTTAATTACATTAGAGAATCCTAACTACCAATATGTCGCTGCTAGACTCCTTCTATTTGGATTAAGAAAGGCAGTTTATAAAGGACATCCAGATGATCATCCTATCTTAAGAGATCATGTAGACCGTTGTATTAAGAAGAATCTTTATGATGGAACTATAGTTGAAAAATTTAATGACGAAGAGTGGGAACTATTAAATTCTTACATAGATCATGATAGAGATTACCTATTCACATACGCAGGTATCAGACAGGTAGTAGATAAATATCTTGTACAAGATCGTAGCACTGGTAAAGTCTTTGAGACACCACAATTCATGTATATGATGGTTGCTGCTACTCTCTTTCAAGATGATGACAAGTTCTATAGACTGGAGTACATCAAAAAGTATTATGACGCAATCTCAAAACACAAAATCAACATCCCAACACCAATCATGGGAGGAGTCAGAACCCCTATTCGTCAATTTGCAAGTTGCGTTCTGGTTGATGCTGATGACACCCTCGATAGTATCTTTAGCAGTGATATGGCTATTGGCAAATATGTCGCTCAGAGGGCAGGTATTGGTATCAACGCAGGTAGGATCCGTGGTATCAACAGTAAAATCAGAGGTGGAGAAGTTCAACACACAGGTGTCGTCCCGTTCCTTAAAAAATTTGAATCTACTGTTCGCTGCTGTACTCAAAATGGCATCAGGGGAGGATCTGCGACAGTCCACTTCCCCATCTGGCACCAAGAAATCGAAGACATCTTAGTCCTTAAGAATAATAAAGGAACAGAAGATAATAGAGTTAGAAAATTAGATTATAGTATACAATTAAGTAAGTTATTCTATGAAAGATTTTTACAGAGTGGAGACATTACTTTATTCTCACCACACAATGTACCAGGTTTGTATGAAGCTTTTGGAACGGACGAGTTTGATAGCTTATATGTTCAATATGAGTTAGATGAATCTATACCAAAGACTACAATTCCTGCTCAAAAACTAATACTTAATCTACTTAAAGAGAGAGCAGAGACAGGTCGTATATACCTGATGAACATAGACCATTGTAATAGTCACAGTTCATTTAAAGATAAGGTAAGCATGAGTAACCTATGTCAGGAAATCACATTACCTACAGATCCTATAGAACATATCGATGGTGATGGTGAAATAGCATTGTGTATCTTATCTGCTATTAATGTTGGTAAGATTAATAAACTTGATGAACTAGATGAACTATGTGAACTAGCAGTCAGAGGATTAGATGCCTTAATTGATTATCAAGATTACCCTGTAAAGGCAGCAGAACACTCTACAATCAACCGTAGATCATTAGGTGTTGGATACATTGGTTTAGCACATTACTTCGCTAAGAACGGTGTTAAATACGATGATCAAGAAGCATATAATTTAACACATAAGTTAACTGAAAGATTCCAATTTGCATTACTAACTGCATCTAATAGACTTGCTATGGAGAAGGGTGCATGCGGTTATTTTGGTAAGACAAAATATGCTGATGGAATCCTTCCGATTGATACATATAAGAACGAAGTAGATGAGATAGTACCGAATGACCTATCATGTGATTGGGAGCATCTCAGGAAGAGCATCAAACAGCATGGACTCAGGCACAGCACTTTGTCCGCACAAATGCCTTCGGAGAGCAGTTCCGTTGTGTCTAATGCAACCAATGGAATCGAGCCACCTAGAGACTACTTGTCCATTAAGAAGTCAAAAAAAGGACCTCTTAAGCAGATTGTTCCGTCTTATACGACTCTAAAGAACAATTATACTTTGTTATGGGACATGAAAAATAATGATGGGTATATTAAAGTTGCTGCTGTGATGCAGAAATTCTTTGACCAAGCGATCAGTGGTAACTGGAGTTATAATCCAGAGAATTATCCTGACAATGAAGTACCTGTATCAGTGATGGCGAATGATCTTCTAACAACATATAAGTATGGATGGAAGACTTCTTATTACCAGAATACATATGATGCTAAGAAAGATGGTGATGAAATGGAAGAGAGTAAAATAGAATCAGTCGAATGCCTAATAAACAACCTATTAAATACCGAGGAGGAAGAGTGTGAGTCCTGTAAAATCTGACCCCACTGGAATGACAGTTTTCAATCGCAAGCAAGTAGAAACACACAAACAACCTATGTTCTTTGGAGCACCATTAAGTGTTCAAAGATATGATCAATACAAGTATCCGACATTTGATAGGTTAACTCAACAACAACTAGGATATTTCTGGAGACCCGAAGAGGTATCTCTACAGAAAGATCGTGCTGACTTTGCACAGTTGACAGATATACAAAAGCATATCTTCACTAGTAATTTAAAGTATCAGATCATGCTTGATAGTGTACAAGGACGTGCACCAGGTATGGCTTTTATACCTTACTGTTCTTTACCAGAACTAGAAGCATGTATGCAAGTGTGGCAATTCATGGAGATGATCCATAGTAGATCATACACATACATCATCAAGAATGTATATTCAGATCCATCAGAAGTATTTGATACTATCCTTGGAGATGAAAAGATAATGGATAGGTCAGTCTCTGTTACTAGATCCTATGATGAGTTCATTCAGTATGCACAAGAGTATAGTAATGGTAGTCTATGGACTAAGGATGCTAAAGAATCTCCTACTGCACAGTGGACAGTAAAAGATTTAAAAAGAAAATTATATCTTGCAGTTGCTAATGTTAATATCCTAGAGGGTATTAGATTCTATGTAAGTTTTGCATGTTCATTTGCCTTTGGTGAGAACAAACTTATGGAAGGATCAGCAAAGATACTATCTCTCATCTCTAGAGACGAGTCACAACATCTAGTTCTTACTCAACAGATACTAAAGAACTGGGAGAAGGGTGATGATCCTGATATGATAGAAATTGCTAAGGAAGAAAAGGAAACTGTTTCTAAAATGTTTGAGTCATGTGTAAATGAAGAGAAAGCATGGGCAGACTACCTGTTTAAAGATGGTAGTATGATTGGCTTAAATGCTAAACTGTTATATAATTATGTGGAGTGGATTGCTAATCGTAGAATGAAAGCGATTGGTTTAACACCTATTTACAATCAACCATTGAGAAACAATCCATTACCTTGGACTGAGCATTGGTTAAATTCAAAAGGACAACAGAACGCACCACAAGAAACGGAGATAGAATCTTATGTCGTCGGAGGAATCAAACAAGATGTCACCAAAGACACCTTCGCAGGATTTAAACTTTAGTTTGGAAGACTGCAAGAGAGCCATCATAGATGCTGCTGATGAGTACGATAGATTACTAGAGCGAGCAGGACAAGATGAGCAACCTGCAGGTAGTGCAGAGGCAATGTGGGAAATGGAAAAGAAGATGTGGAAACAGAGGGAGCAGGAACAATGAAGACCTATCACATATACCTAGAAGATAAATGTCTCTTCAAAGATTTAAATCAAGAAGAGTTTGATGTTATATGGGGAAGAATTTACAGATCTTATTTTAAAGATGACCTAACGTACACGATGTGTGAAGGAGATGTGTGTGAACAAGGAGAAATCTTTGAAGCAAGTTTTTAAATCTTAACACTAAGTTTAAATGTAGTTAAAGATACAGTTAAGGTGCTCTATATAATGAGGTTTATCTAAAAAACTCATGAAAGCATTCGCAGTTGTCCTGCTCGGTCTGTTCACAGTAACACCGATGGCAGAGGCATCAACCAGACTGAGTGGAGCAGGAGCATCCTTCCCCGCTAAGATCTACACTCGTTGGTTCGCTGACCTTGCAAAAGAAAAGGGAGCAGCACGAGTAAACTATCAGGCAGTTGGATCTGGTAGTGGAAGAAAAGCATTTATTGATCAGACAGTAAACTTTGGTGCGTCTGATGATCCTATGAAGGATAAAGACATTGCCAAAGTGACAAGAGGATTAGTTCAGATACCTATGACAGGTGGAACTATCGCATTTGGATACAACAATCCTGGTTGTGATCTAAAACTTACACAGCAACAGGCAGTTGAAGTTGCTATGGGTATGATTGATAACTGGAAGGACTTAGGATGTGATGATCAGAAACTAACTTGGGCACATCGCTCAGATGGATCTGGCACAACTAAGGCATTCACTAATAGTATGGAAGCATTCTCTCCTACATGGACACTAGGAACTGGTAAGTCAGTTGCTTGGCCAAAAGGAGTTGGTGGCAAGGGTAACGCAGGAGTAGCAGGAGTAATTAAAAATACACCTGGTGCTATTGGTTA